TTCTTGGTTGCGCTCTGCCGCAGCCGTAGCGGCATTAGTTGCATCCCTTTGGTCATAGAGCGAGTTTATAGATGATTCAATGGCTATCATCTGCTCATTGGTCAAATCAGTACCAGCACTCATCACAGCGTTGTAGATGGCTTGCTGACGCTCATTTAAAACAAGCTGAATTTCTTCACGTTTGTTTTCTGTTACCAGTTTTTGCGTATATTCAGCAGCTTTTTGCCTAGCCTCGTTTAGTGCATCCTGTGCAACTTTATTGGCTTGTAATTGCTCCCGCTCATCAAACAAAGCAGAGGCTGATGAAATGATTGCTTCTTTTTGCTCATCCGTTAATTCAATGCCTTTTATTTTTGTGGCATTAAGGATAAACAATTCACGCTCAGATAATTGCAGCGCAGCCCTTTCTGCTTCAAGCTCGGTTACCTTTGCCATGATGGCAAGTGACGCTTCTTCTTCAGCAGCAGTCATTTGCACAACTGCATTTGTCGCAGTTAATGTGCTGCCGCCCATCGCTGTTATTGCAATTTCAAGCTCGGATATCTCGCGCTCAAGATTCAAAGCCTCTGCTGAGTTCTCACCCATCGCAGCAGTTATATTCTGATGATTAGCCCTTGATGTCAGCAGCCTTCGCTGCAAGTCATCTAAACTGCCGACATATGACGATAATATGCGGTTGTGATTTTCTTCTGCCCTAGCAAGTGCAGCAGTTTCAGCCTCAAGTGCTTCCGTCTCTTGCCGGTTGTCGTACATCGTCTTGCCGAGTATCGCCAGTGTCGAGACAACACCCACAATAATGCCAACCGGACCACCTAACAGCGTCAAGGCAACACGCAAAGCACCAGCAGCAGTGGTTGCTATGGTCATGCCGCCAACGCTGGCAGACATCGCACCAACAAGCCCAACAACACCCTTTGCCGCAAACATTGAAGCAACGACACCAGCAACAGTAGCAACGGTATCAAGGTTCTCTGAGAGGAAAACTAAAGCAGCACCAGTAACACCAACAACACCTTTGACAGCCTCGCTTGAGCCGACAAACTCCATCATGTTGTTATTGGCAACAGTCATGTTTTGTTCAAAGGTTGCAGACATCTTTGTAAATGTTGCATCAATCTCGGCAGAAGCCTGCTGCAATGCCGTGACTACAATCTCGGCAGTGATTCCACCTTCACCCGCAAAGTCTCGCAACTCGCCGCGAGTCATTCGCAGAGAGTCGGCAATGGCCTGCATCAATATTGGTGACTGCTCAGAAACGGAGTTGAATTCATCACCACGCAGTGCGCCTGCCGCCAAACCTTGTGCAAGTTGTGTGATTGCGTTTGATGCCTCTTGTGCGGATGCGCCAGACACAGCAAACGATTTGTTGATGGTGTCCGTTAAGCCGATCAGTTCTGCCTGACCAAGGTTTAAATTAGCAGTTGCGCGGGACAGTCTTGTGTAAAGCCCTGATGTAGCCTCAAAACTTGAGCGCGAGTCATTAGCAACCTGCATCAAAACTGATTGGGTTCTGGACAAGTCCTCAGATGCACCCTGTACAGTTTTAAGCTGGTTGGTAGCGTTTTGCCATGAGTCAGCGTATTCGATAACTTGCCGAACAAGCATTGAGCCGCCAAGCGCAACAATAGCAGTGCCAGCAGCCCTTGCGGCATTTGTTAAGCCGCCAGTGGTTTTGGTGAGTTTATCGGTAGATTTGTCGGCATCATCGCTGGACGCAGCCAAGCCATCCAGCGATTTGCGACCTTTATCGACTTCGGAGCTGTCGACCTTAATTCGTAAAGTAACGTCAGTCACTATCAGCCCCCATAAATGCTAAGTCTATTCGTCTTAGAGCAATGCGCTCCCATAGCTCTAATTCTACAGCATAAAACCAGCAAAAATCCTGTACATCTTGTGCCGTTATTGCCCTGCGGTTCTTAGAGTCAATCAGGCTGCGTATCTGGCAATAATATTCCCAAAGATAAAGCCCATATTCTGGAGCAGGAACAGCATCAGCAAGCTCATCGGGAAGTATGCCTGTCTGACGCTTTATGCTTTCTAAGTGTACTCGCAGTGCAATTCCATCTTCCTGTGGCGTTGCCAGCGTTATTTCTGATCGTGCATACCTTACAAGCCCTGCAATCAGGGCATCATAAAATTTGCGTTGCTGTGAACCGCAGAATCAACCTGCTCTTTAACCCACGGCAAACTTGTTGACTTATAAAGCTCAACTGCTGCGTCATAAGAAAACGCCTGATCTTTGCCATGAAAAAAGATTGTCGGGTCAGCCTCAGTGCGCCAGCCTAAAGTTGACCGAGCCAAAAGCTGTGTGCCTCTTTCGTTTGCTTCAGAAACAATATCCAGCTTTTCTTTTTTATTTGCCGCACCCTTGATTGATTGGTTAGAAACCTCTCGCACAGCAGCCTGATACTTTTCTGAGTAGCGACCAACAACAGTGATAAAGATTCCAAGCCCCTGACCATTGACAGGGTTCTTTAGCTCAATATCAACGCCTTCATTAGATTTTGTGCCAAGATCAAACTGATCTAAGCTCAAGTGTTTTTTGCTCATTGGTATATCCTCGCGGGTTGGTTTATTGCCCTTACCGCCCCGCCGCTAGTCCGCGAGGACTAGTTGGCAGGACGGCAGGTACTCGGTTAAGCAACAGCACTGTCCTGGATTGTGATGGTTGTTTCGTCAAAAGCCAAAGCAGCACCGCCGTCTACATTCAGTCGCGCACTAAATGGATAAGTACGCATAATCGCATCGCCATCGTCTGGTGAGTCACCAGTGATACGGATTTTAGGGATAGAGAAGCCCATGAAGTCAGCAGCGTCAGTCTCATCAGCAGCAGCAGCAACGATCAAGCTGATTTCAGTCTCTGCATCATAAAGAGCCGACAAGGTCTGGTCACGGAGCATTGCCATAAACTGACCAGTCACCACGATCTGATTACGGAACACATCACCAGACTCGTTGCTGCCGATCTCTGCGCCTGTTGGTGCTGCACCATTGGCAATCTGTATATTCACAGCAGTCACAGGGATTGCAGTGCCGTTGATATAAATACGACCATTGATTGACGCAATGATGCCGGTCTGCGTTTCAGCAGTTGGGCTAGTCATTACCTGTGAGCCAGACAATGCCCGTGACAGGCCAGCCAGTGTTGCTGACATCGTTGCGTTGCCGCTTGCAGGCAGATCAAAGGTTAAGCCTGAAACGATCATGTCGCTAAACAGATCAGAATCAGTCAGGTCTGAGTAATATTCCTCGACCTGCAAATAGTCCTTTGTGTGACCAGTCAGTGGCGGTTTTGCTTTCTTGCCTGGCAGGGTAAAAGTAACAGAGTCGCCTGCTGACGCGCTGACAATCGCATCGCCGTTAAGATACACGCCAGTCATCACGCTTGCAGTCAACCCAGTGATCAGGAAGTTCTTGGCATTGTTTGCTGCGGCAGTAGATGTAAAGCCTGTCCATCTGCCCACATCACCGATTTTTAAACCGGCAGTCAGATAACCACCAGAGGCATCAGTAAATGTTCCAGCAGAAGCAGGAGTCACATCTGTGCCAGCAGCGTATGCACTTGTAGCCGCGAATGCTGATTCAAGCATTGCTTCTACCAGTATCTGGTAAGTTGCTGATGACAGCTCGCCAGTGATCGTGCCTGATGCTGATTTTAGGCCATAGTTTTGACCGCTTGACTGGTGGTCAGAACGAATTTCGTTGCTGCCGTACATGTCGCGGGTTGCGTTGAATATACTGGACGTTCTTCGCAGAACCTGACCAGTAGCAGAGCCAGGTACGCCAAGCCCTGTTTGTTTGCGGATGGTGGTGCGTTTAGCAATCTTCTGAGCAATCGCCATGATGGCTTACCTCACGTTGGAATAAATGATCTGAATCTGATTTTCACCAGCACAGTATAACGGTTCTCTTCGATGCCGGTTGTTTCTATCTCCGGCGTTTCGGTGATGTTTACAGTGACCCCGCCACTGCTAACAGTTGACGCTCTTTCAAAGTTCGTGCGTATAAGCTCTGCTCTGGTCATCGCCGCTGACGATCCTGTGTTCATTGGGTACATCAACTTAACTTGCATGTAGCCCAATTCCTGATGTGACCTGCCGATCTCTGCGTTGTCAGGTCTGGCAAATAACACATGGCATATTTGATACGGCACAGTGGCAGCAGGCGGTTTAAATGGCGCATTTTCAAAAGCCGTAGCCAGTGCTGGCGATATGCTGTTCAGTCTTGCCTCAAGTGCTGCGCGAATAGATACTGTGCTCATGCCTGTGCTACCGCCCTTTTGAATATTTCTGGTAACTCAAGTTCTATTCTGCCGACAATGCCTAGTGGTGCTTGCCTTGACCATCCGTTTTCGATTCTCTGAGCATAAGGCACGTTGTTGGCAATGTAATGCACACCAGCCCTGCCATGTGCCGCACTTATTATAGCAGCAAGCGTCTTTTGCCCTGATGGGTCAATGTCCTCAATAAAACCAGTCGGTGGCGAGTTAAAGCCATAAACCCAGTTTCTTCTAAACTGACCGCCTGCATAGCCTGGTGGTGGCGGGTTAACCCAGTAAGACGGGTCACCAACTGGCGAATTAAAAATAGCCCTGTTAGCCACCTCAATAACAATTCGGCGCACAACCTTTTCCATCGTCTTGGGCATTGTGTCTTTGCACCACTTTGACATGTCAGAAGAAAAACTCACGACAGCCTCACATGCAACTCAAAAAGCACATCTACGCCTGATGGGTTTGTTGGCTTAATCGAAACAACCGTATATTGCTCACCCTGTATTGTGTAGATGTCAGTCAGTGCCACTGCTGCTGTTGCATCTAGCAACAGTTTCCTGTCATTGATTTCTACAAGATTGCCGCGAACATACTGCTCTGATGTCTTGCCGTAATTAAGCAAAGCACCTTTTCTGGTGCTGGTTGATGTTGTCGTTGTTGCAGTACCCGTTGCAGGGTCATACGCGCCAACAGTGACAGTCGTTCGCGTAATTGACTGGCCTGCTTGTGTCAGTAGGCTAGTCGATACTGCTTGCAAAGCAACATAATCAAAGCTCATTTTCTGACTACCTGATTTCGGATGTTACCAAGCAAAGGAGCCAACCGACCATCAACAGCAGGGAATCTGCGACCCTGAAAACTGTACTGGTCATATTCGACCTCCAGCACATCAACCTTTTGACGCTTCACAACCTGACCTTGTTCGCCGTATAGGACACCTGTCAGCGTTGCGTAGGCAAGTTCAGCCTGTGCTGCTTTGACTTCTTCTGGCACTTCATTAGATGGGTAATAGAGGAAGCCACCGATCACTTGTGCGCCGTTGCGGGTGATAAACTGGTAGTCAGCATACTCTACCCAGTTTCTCGGCCAGTCGAGTGACTGAGTAGTGCTTACCCGTTCGCCTTTAAATCTCATGCGGTACTTTTCAACCAGGTATTCAGCAGACTTTACCATTGCTGCCTTTTTCTCACCTATGCTTAAATTACCCCAGACCTGATTGCCGCGTCTGGCATGGTAGTCGTTTGCATAGTTGATTGTTGCATAGCTAACAGCATCAGACTTTGCAGTGCCGTCCTCAACAATAAACCAGTCATCAGGCACAGTTACTGTTTCGGCACTTATAGCAGGCAATGAATCGCCGCTGTTGTTTGTGGCGATAACTCTAACTCGTAAAGTATAGCCTGTGTCGTTAGCAGTGATGATGTATTGATTATTTGTTGCGCCTGCAATATCAACGATGCTGTCGTTGACCCGCTGCCATTGAAAAGCAAAGCTCTGTGGTCCAGCAGACCAAGTGCCGGTAGTTGAAGTCAGTGTATAACCGACCTCAACTGTGCCACTGATTACTGGTAAAACGCTGTTGACAGGAACGGCCATCAGATCACCTCAATAGACCCATGCTTGATTTGCAAGCGGTAGTCTGCAAGCCTGCCAGTAAATGTATCGCCAACTTCTTTGCCGTCAACTGGCCTGACAACCACCATCACAACTTGATCACCTGATGGCTGTTCTACCTGTTCAACAACTTCTGCTGCTTTACGCTTTGTCGGTTTTTTCATCAGGCACAATCTCCAGTGATTTATGCTTTATCTGCATCACCTAGTATCTCAGGAATTGCAAATTTATCAAAATTCTCTGTGCTTTCGTGTTTTGGGTACATTCCAATCAAAGCCCCAGAGGCAACACGAACCTGACAACGCACTTCAGGCACAAAGTACCTGTGCATATCTATAATTTTTTTATCGCCATTGTAGCAATCATACCCTGCCATTATAACAGGATGCGCTCCCATTAGGTACGCCACCCAAACAGCCATCACGCCTGAGTTATACATGCGCGGATAGCCAGGCCACTTGTGCATCTGGTACTGACCCCAATGCCACGGGGATATTACAGGCGCATCAGAGAACTGCCTTAAAAAGTGCCGCATCTCGCGCTTGTTTGCTGTGTGGATGTTGTCCATACAGACAATGTAATCAACAGGTCTTAGCTTTGCCCCGTGATTGTTGACGCTGATCCATACATCTGCCTCTATGCCTTCAATGTCAGCTTGCAAGGTCTTGCCGCCACCCATCACGCAGATTCTCTTGCCTGCATGGCGCATGATGAGTTCAGCCAGTGGCGCGGTTGGTTCAAAGTGCATTTTCTATTTCCCACGGTCTGGGCTTGCCGTGATAGCAGATCACCTGAGCGTCTGCTGGCCTGCCGTGACGTTTGTAGCTATAGACCCTTGCTATGCGCTGCCACCGTTCTGCTGTGCTTAGGTGCTGTTCTAAATAGCCTTGGTCACCCAGCGTAATATTCTGGCTGATGTGCTTGCCTGTTGCCTTTATCCAATGATTCCAGATTCTGGTTCTTGTTTGCTCGGTAAGGTACATCTTC